GTTACGTACGTGTTAAATCTGTAGATAGACCAACTCCAATCTATTTCAACAATGATGGTAGTGCTAATAATGCTTACACAGCATCATTACCAGCAGTAGGAAGTGGTTCATTCAATAACGCTACTGGTCCATTATTTGGATGTACAGGTTCAGCTGCATTGAATATGTTTGATGGTATTAAAACAGTAGCAGGTACTACAAATGCTAACAACATTCAAGGTGTATTAGTAGGTGATTATACAATTGCTGCTAACTTGTTATCAAACCAAGATAACTACGATTTCAATATCTTATCTACTCCAGGTTTGAACTTACAAAATGGTACTTCAGCAATCACAACTTTATTGTCTAATGTACAAGATAGAGGTGATGCAATTTATATTATAGATTCAGTATCTTATGGTCAAAACTTAGCTACTGTAACTACACAAGCGGCTGCTCAAAATTCAAGCTACGCTGCAACATATTGGCCTTGGTTACAAGTAGTAGGACCTGAAACAGGTAAATTACTTTGGGTACCAGCTTCAGTTGTAATGCCAGCTGTTTATGCATTTACTGATCAAGTATCAGCTGCATGGTTTGCTCCAGCAGGTATTAACAGAGGTGGATTACCAGGTGTAGTACAAGCTGAAAGAAGATTGTCTCCAACTGATAGAGATACATTGTATTCAAACAAAGTTAACCCATTAGCTACCTTCCCAGGTACTGGTGTTGTTGCTTATGGTCAGAAAACATTACAAACACAAGCAACTGCTTTAGATAGAGTAAACGTTCGTCGTTTGTTGATTGACTTAAAACGCTACATTGGTGGTATTTCTCGTCAATTAGTATTTGAACAAAATACAGCTGTAACAAGAAATAGATTCTTGAATCAAGTAAATCCTTACTTAACTACAGTACAACAAAGACAAGGTTTATTCGCATTCAAAGTAGTAATGGATGATACAAATAACACGGCTGATGTAGTTGATAGAAATCAATTAGTAGGTCAAGTTTATTTACAACCAACTAAGACTGCTGAATTCATATTAATTGACTTCAACATCACTCCAACTGGTGCATCATTCCCAGCTTAATCAGTAAAAAACTTAATAAATGAAAATAAGAATCAAAGTTCCCACTCAGTTATCTGAGTCATTAGAAGAAAAAGCTAAAAAAGCTGTTGAAGAAGCTAAGGAAGCGGTTGCAAATGCTAAGAAAGAAAAACAACTTAAGCAATTAGAAGAACTAAAAGCTAAAGTTGATGACAAAATTGCTATGCTTAAAGGTAAAAAAGGTAAGAAGCAAAAAGTTGAAGAAATGTATGGTGCAAAAGATATGGAAGAAATGTCTGACACAAACATGGACGAAGCATTTGACCCATCTGCTGTAGCAGATATTTTAGGAGTATTAGCTGGTATTGGTGGAATTGCTGGTACAAGTGTTGCAATCACTAAATGGCAAGATAAAATCAAAGCAAAAAATCCTGATTTGTACAATAAGTTAGCTCAAATCGGTAAAACGATTAGAACAGCTGATCCAAGTAAAGATTTAGGACCTAACGAATAACAAATAAATAGTTAATATATTTATATTAAACACAACAAGACATGGCAGTATTAAACCCGAACGAAATAATGTTTACAGCGTATGAACCAAAAGTTCAGAATCGCTTTATCATGTATATAGATGGTATTCCATCATACTTAATTAAGAAAGCATCAGCTCCTTCAGTTAACTTTACAGAAATCAAACTTGATCATATCAACGTTTACCGTAAGTTAAAAGGAAAAGCTGAGTGGCAGGATATGACACTAGAATTATACGATCCAGTTACTCCATCTGGTGCTCAAGCAGTAATGGAATGGGTACGTTTATCACATGAATCAGTAACAGGCCGTGACGGTTATTCTGATTTCTATAAGAAAGATTTGACTTTAGACATCTTAGGTCCAGTTGGTGATATCGTAGGTGAGTGGATTGTAAAAGGTGCTTATGTTAAGTCATTCACAGCGGGTGATTATGATTGGAGCGCAGACGCAGCAATCACATTAGGTGTAACAGTTGCAATGGATTATTGCATCTTGAACTTCTAAGATATACATAAACTATATAAAAGTTGGCATTTACCTTTTGGTAGATGCCTTCTTTTTGCTTATATTTATATATACAAAATATTAATATTGTTATGGATCAAACACAAGTTGCATCTAAGTCGAACATTCCAACGGAACAAATTGAACTACCATCTCGTGGTTTAGTTTACTCAAAAGAAAACCCATTATCAAGCGGCGTTATTGAAATGAAGTACATGACTGCTAAAGAAGAAGATATTCTTACAAACAGAAACTTCATCGCTAATGGTACAGTAATTGATAAATTACTTCAGTCATTAATCGTGTCTAAAATCAACTACAACGATTTAGTAGTAGGTGATAAAAACGCTATATTAGTTGCTGCTCGTATCTTAGGATATGGCGCTGACTATACATTCAGTTATAATGGCGAAGAAATAACAGTTGATTTATCAGCATTAGAAGAAAAGAAATTTGATGAGTCTCATTTAATGGCTCCAAACACTAATGAGTTTAAGTTCAAGTTACCACATACAAATAATGAAGTGACATTTAAGTTACTTACTCATAAAGACGAACAAGATATTGATCGTGAATTAGAGGCGTTAAGAAAATTAACACCACAAGGTTCATTTGATAATACAACTCGTCTTAAATACATGATCACATCAGTTAATGGTGATCGCGATAGAAATGTGATTAAAGATTTTATTGATAATCAATTCATCGCTCGTGATTCAAGAGCATTTAAAAAACATGTTGGTGATGTAATGCCAGATGTTAAACTTGAATTCACTTATGAAGGAAATGGTCGCGTAGAGGAGGGCGTGACTATACCAGTAGGAGTTAACTTTTTTTGGCCTGACGCCTAGTATTAGACTAAACATATTCAGAGAAATACATGAGATAGTATTCCATGGTGGCGGTGGCTACGATTGGAATACTGTCTATAACATGCCTATATGGTTACGTAAAACTACGTTTAACTTTATCAACGAACATTTTGAAAGAATAAATGAAGAACGTGATAAAGCCGAGAACGTATTGACGAATAAAACCGATATGACCGCACAAAAAATCGCTAAACCTGGCGTACTTCCGCAACCTGCGGCATCCTCGCAAACAGTAGCTAAGCCGTTTAAAAAATAGTACGCCTCTATATTTATTTGAGTAATACATAGACATGGCTACATCCAAGCAAACAGATGATTTAAAAGAGCAAGAACAGGTACTCAAACGTATCCAAGAATTGTATCGTAAAATAAACAATGAAGATATTGACATATCTTTACTGGAAGCTTATTCTAAAAATATTAAAGATGCTAAAAATTTTGCTGCTTTATTACAAAAAGAATTTAATGAAATAAATGATTCATTAGGAACTGCTTTTAAATCATTATCAGGTATTGTATCTGAAATTAGTAAAAGCAGTATTGAAGTTAGAGAAACTAAGAAAGGATTTGATAACTTATATAGTATATCAAGTAAAATACTAAACATTGATGTTACCAGTAGTGATGTTAAGAAAAAAACATTTGCCAACTTAAGACAATCTATTATTGGTGAGCAGAAGAGATTATCAACCGCTAAAGAATTATTAGCTACAGAATTAAAGAATCTTGACGCGGAGGTAAAAAGTAATGATAAAGCAAAAGAAAAACAAAGAAATAAATTACTAGCATTAAATTTATATGGTGAAAAGCGTGAAGTTCAAGAGGAAAAATTTAATGAAATAATTAAAAAAGGAACTCAATTAGCAGATAGAAGAAAACTTGTTGCAAACTATATTACAAACATTACTGAAGCTTTAGGAAAAGATAATACAATTGACCAAATACTAACTGGTTTAGATAAAACAGAAACTAAATTTAATAGTATTAACAAAAAAGTAGGTGTATTTGGAGCGGCGGTTGAAGGTATTGGTAAAAGTTTAACTAAAGCTGGTTTTGGTAGATTAGCTGATGCTCTTGGTATTGATGACGCTATCACTAAAACAAAGAAATTTGTTGATGCAAGTAAAGAAACTGTTAGTAGTTTTTCTGTAGCTAGTAAATTATTAAAAGAATTAGGCTCTAATCTAGTTAAGTCTCTTACTTTAACTGATCTTATAGTTGGTGGTTTAACTGCTGTTGTAGTTGGACTAATAAATAGATTTAAAGAATTAGATAAAGACGCCTCTGAATTCGCTAGAGCGTTAGGTACATCTCGTGATAACGCATTTGATTTAAGACAACAACTTAATAGTGTTGGTAATGTATCTGGTGAGTTATTTCTTACTGGAGGAAAAATTGCTAAAGTATTTGGTGATATTGCTTCATCTGTTAGTTTAGGAATTGCTCCTAACACTAAAATAGGAAGTACATTAGCTGTTAATCTTGCTTACATGACCAAAATGGTTGAGCAAGGTAAATTTTCAAAAGAAGCAGCTGAAGCACTTTTTAGAATATCATCATCTACAGGCAAACCAGTAGGAAAGATAGCTCAAGAAACAGCAGTCACTGTTACTAAACTTAACTTACAAAATAAAAGCTCTATTTCATTACGTTCAGTAATGGATGCTATAGGAAAAACATCAGCAGCTACTCGTTTAACATTAGCTAAGTTTCCTGATGGTATAGCGGGAGCAATAACTAAAGCAAAATCATTAGGCTTTGAATTAGATGATCTAAATAAGATAGCTGACTCATTATTAAACTTTGAAGAATCAATCAGTAGTGAGTTTGAAGCTGAATTATTAACAAATAAAGACTTAAATCTAGAAAGAGCTAGAGCGTTTGCTTTACAAGGTAACAGTGTTGAATTAGCTAAAGAATTATCTCGTCAATTAGGTACATCTGCTGATTTCCAAAACATGAATGTTATTCAGCAAAATTCATTAGCTAAAGCATTTGGTTTAAGTAGGGATGAATTGGCTAAAACACTTGAAACACAAGATGCATTAAAAGCATTAGGAGAAAGTAGTGTTGAAGATGCTCAAAAGAGATTTAAAACATTAGAAAAAGAAGTTGGTACTCAAGAAGCATTACAAATATTAGGTAATAACTCATTAACTCAACAATTTGCTACAGCATCTAGACAAGATAAAATAAACGCGTTAACAGATAAGTTCTTAGCATTAGCTGAGAAATTACTTATCCCATTATCTAAAGCAGCTGACTTCTTAATTGGTATAGCTGATGGAGCATCTAAACTTATTTCTTACTTTGATGGAGGAACAGGTAGTATAGATGGTATGAATAAAGCCTTAGATGAAACTAACAATAAGGTTAAGTCATTTAAGGATAAGTTAGGTTTATCTGACTCCATGAAAAGTGCTATTGAAAAAGTAGCATCAGTAGGAGCTATATTTTTAGGATTTAAAGCATTAAGTGGTCTATTTAAATTCTTCACTCGTGGTTCTTCACCTCTTAATCCAATGTTTGTCGCTATAGGAGGTGCTCTAGCCAAAGCAGGAATTCCAGGATTTACACAAACAACAGGTAAAGTAGCATCAGAAAAATTATTAGCTAAAACAGGTGGTAGTTTATCTAAAGCAGCATTAGAAGGAGCTGGTAAACAAGTAATAAGTACAGCTGGAAAATCAGTAGGCAAACCATTATATGGTGCTGCTGCTGAAAAAGCTCTTGGAGCAGGAACCGCTAAAGTTGTATCATCAGGAGGTGGAGGACTTCTTAGTAAAATAGCTTCAGGACTAACAGGTGTTAAAGAATTTGCTAGTAAAATTAATCCATTACAAAAATTTGGTGATGTATTTAAAGGTAAAGCGGGTTCATTCTTTGGTAAAGCATTAAAATATGGTGGTTTATCATCTGCTTTTGAAGCATATTTTGCCAATTCAGACATCAAAGATCTTATTGGGCAAGGATTATCACCAGATGAATTAGCTAAATCAGTAGGTAAAAGAACTATTGGTGGTATAGGTGGTGTTTTAGGAGGTGTTGGAGCTACAGGATTAGTTAACTTATTAAATATAGCTGGAATACCTGGTTTCTTAGTATCAGCTATAGCTTATACAGCAGGTGATGGTTTAGGAAAATATTTAGGAGGTTTATTAGCTGATAATGCTGAAGGACTTTCAGGAAGCATTGGTAAATCAGTATTAAACACATTCTATAAAAAAGAACTTGAACAGGCCAACTACCCAGGATTTAAAGATGGTGGTGTTATACCAGCTACACCAGGTGGTAAAACAATACGTGTAGCTGAAGGTGGTAAAGCAGAAATTGTATCACCTGTTGAAAAATTAATTGATCCATTAGCAAACGCTATCGCTGCGTTAAGTACTAAACTTGATGAAGTAATTAACGCAACTAAAGCATCAGGTCAAATGGTTGCAATGGCTGTACAAGACAATAGTGGTATGACATTAGATGGCGATGTGATCACACGTAAAGTAATGAGTAGAATGAATACACAATACTCAGGAATAAAATAATATAATATTTATATAAAACAAATATAGACATGGCAATTAAACCACAAGCACAAGCATCACAACTTGGTTTAAAATTAGGTGATAGTCAAAGACCAGCAACATCTGTTGATCCTTTATCTAAACTTCACAATCAGGCATCAATTAACGACACTCCAACATTGGAAAGCGTTATGAAGTCGCCTTTTTTCAAGTACATGAAGAAGACTAAACCATCTATCTTAGATCCAAACAAGATCACTAGATACACAGACAACTTACCAAAGTAAACCAAATAAATGGATGTCACTAAAAAATCTAAAAACGAACCTAAAAAGTTTACGTTATGGCCAAGACCAAAAAGGTGGTGGCGATAGTGGACAGCCCTTTGTTCAAATACCAATTAATTCTCGAGTTGCTGACGCCCTTAGTAATTTAAGCGTAGGACCAGACTTTCCTATTAGAGGAGGTAGTTTAGCTGCTAACGCGGCTGAATTAGATCGTTTCCGTATAAGTAAATTCTTAAAAAGCAATGACGGTAAGTTATTCCTTATTAGTCAGTTTGGCTTACAGTATTCTAACCCTAAAATTGAAACTGGTAAGGCAGGTGGTGTTATAGAAAATACAAGATTCTATAATGGTGGCAAAAACACATTAGCTCAAGTATTTGATCAGCCATTTGGTATCCATTGGGACCGACCAGGAGTTGGTTTACAATTAGGAGTTAAATACGCTGAAAAAGTAGGTAGTCAAAATGTTGATAACGATCCATCAATAAATCGTTTAGTTGCTTTATATAATACTAAAATTGAGAATAAAGGAGTACTTAATTCAAGGAGTATAAGTAGTACTATAGAAAGTATTAGAACAGCAGGTGGACTTAGAGCATTCTTAGGTGCTGCTAGAGAAACATATAAACAAAATCCTAACGCTGTTAAGTTAGGTATTAGTGTATTAGACGACAATTTTTTATTCCAATATGATGGTGGACCAGGATCAGTATATGGTTTAGGTCAAACTCAAATCCAACGATTTGATAACACAACAAGAGCAGCTAAGAGAACAGATTATTCTGAATTAGCTAATAATATAACTATCAAACGTGGTCCTAGTGGTTTAGGTACTCCATTAAACGTTAATAAACGCGTTGTACTTAATAGTACTAGCGCTTTTTATAATACTTATGGTGTTACTGATTTTTATATAGGTACTGGTAATAAAGTAACTAGAAATGCTAAGAATGCTTTTAATGAATTATTAAATGCTCCAAACGCATCAGCTCAAGAACCATTCTCACCAAACAAAGAATCATTCCTAAATAAGGAAATACCTAATTCTGCTGTTAATAATTTTGTTTTTGCTCCTCAAACATTCTTAGGATATGCTATGCCATATCAGATGTTAATGGAACAAAACATTCGTAATACAACTGATCCAACTGATTTTAGAAAAAAACTAGTTAATGGAAATATCGGTAAAGGAGCTTTACCTAACTCACCTAAAGATTACAATGACAAATCAGGATTAGTTAATATAACAACAAGAGTTGGTATTGGTGATCCTGGTAGAATAAATAGAGATAGAACTAATCCATACTATACTTTAAGTACAACCTTAGGTGAAAATGGTAAAGGTGCTAACAATATCAATACAGTAGATAAAGTAAACTATTTACCACTTTATTCTAAACCAACTGTTGAGGCTCCTGAACGTACTAAAGGTTCACGTGACTTAATTAAGTTTAGATTTGAAGCAATTTCAAATAATGACCCATCTCAAACCACTAGAATGCACTTTAGAGCATTCTTAACTGGTCTAAATGACAACCATAACGCTGAATGGTCACCCCATAAGTTCGCTGGTAGAGGTGAATCGTTCTTTACATACCAAGGATTTACTAGACAAGTTAGTTTTAACTTTGCTATTGCTCCTCAATCTAAGGACGAGATGATTCCGTTATACCAAAAATTAAATTACCTTATTACTAACTTGTATCCTGACTATAATGCTAATGGATATATGAGAGGTAGTTTCTTATTACTTACAATAGGAGATTACTTATACAGAACACCAGGATTTTTAACATCATTAAATGTAACAGTAAATGATGATACACCTTGGGAAATAGCATATAATCCAAATGAAGATAATACTAATGACAAAACCATGATGGAATTGCCACAAGTAATTAATGTATCTTGTCAATTCACTCCTGTACATAATATTTTGCCTCGTAAAGGAGCTTTAGTACCGTTAATAGCAAATAGACCAGGTAGCCAGTTTTACAACACTAAACAATTGAACCAATTTGGTCAAACGTTACAACAATATACTTAATAAATGAGTAGATACGACTATACACCGATAATAAAAGACGAAGAAGGTAAAAGATTCTACGCCACTACTATATACCCTGATATACTTCCAACTAATGAAGATATATATGTTATTACTACTATAGGTGATAGATTGGATTTATTAGCATTTGACTTTTATGGTGATTCTACCTTATGGTGGATTATAGCATCAGCAAATGATATGCAACCTGATAGTTTAGTACCTCCTTTAGGTATGACACTTCGTATTCCTGTTAATGTACCTGATATTATTAATAATGTTAGGTTATTTAATGATAACAGATAAACCAAATAGGAGTTATGAATAATGTAATCGGGCAATCATTTCCTAACTATGTTAGGCAACAGTTAAAAACAAGAGAAAATACCTTAAGTCAACTAAATAGAATAAACAGTGGAGACAACTTCACTGATTATCAAGATTTAATGTACTTGTCTAACAAGACAGGATGGGTAACATTACGCTCTAGTGTTCAACTAGAAAAAAATAAGGATTTATATAATTATTTCACTAGTAAAGCACCATTTAGTAATTCAACAGAAAAAGACTTAGCTAAGTATTATATTTTAAATGGTGGTTTATCTTATAGTAATGCTTCTGCTAATCCAAATGGTAAATCAAATTTACGTTCTGGTTTCTTAAACTCAAAAGGTAACTCATTTGAGGGTTCTTATGGTATGGGTGGTCTTGATGAACAAGGATTTAGACCTTTACCTGGTATTCAATCAATGAATTTAGTGTTCAAAACTGAGAATGGTGCTTTGAGAGAAGCTACTATTCGAGTTAAGGTATTTAACTTATTCCAACTTGAAGTAATTGATACTTTATATATGAAATTAGGTATGTCTGCTGTTTTAGAATGGGGACATACACCATACTTAAAAAATGATGGTTCATTAGAAACTAAAACCGCTATTATACCATTTTATGATATTAAGAGTAAAGAAGGTATATTAAAGGCTATGGCTAAACAACGTGAAGTATCATGTGGTAACTATGATGGTTTGTTTGGCAAAATATCTAATTTTGATTGGACTGCTAACTCAGATGGAACATATGATTGTACTATTAAGTTATTAGGTTTAGGTGATGTTATTGAATCATTAAAAATAAACGTCACTAATGGAGCTACTACTACTGCTTCCTCTCAAAACTCATTTGTAACAGCGCCCGCTAAACCTACTAGTAATCAACTCCCATTTTTAACAACAGATACTTTAGCTAGTTTAAAAGGTATAGGTGAAAAAAATGCTAATAAAATATCATCTTTATTTACAGATGCTATAGATGCTTACAGACAAAGTGCCATTGCTGAATTTGATGGTGATCCTAAAAAAGTAAAAATATATAAAACTACCAGCACGCCAGTTATTACTCAAACTTTATTTAGTACAGGAATATTAAGTAAATATTTTGATGCTGGTCCCACTGCTAAAACATCAGGCGGTTTAGACATTATATATGGTGCTAAAGGATTCAACGCTGATTTAATGGCAGGAAGGGTAGAAGCAGATAAAGTACCTACTGTTTCAAATACTATGTTCAAACGAGTAACAATACCTTTTATATCAAATGAAAGTGAAAAAACATCTCAAAAAGATGGAGCACCATCAGGTATTAATACTATTTCTACTTATCTTACTTTAGGTCATTTATTAGCTTTATTAGTTAATAATTCTATGTTGTATGAAGGAAAAAGTGGCAGTCAAAAACCATATATATCA